AAACGGGAAGCGTTCGTCCGGCAACAATGGCACCGCATCGAAGAGAGCGCGTTCCGGCGCGAGTACCTGAACATGTGGGTCATACGGTCTAACCATTGGCTCAAGGAATCGTATTGGAACGCCTGCCTCGATCCCCTGGTCGAACTCCCAACGGACGGTGTTTGGTCGGTTGCGGTGGAGTGTGACTTCGATGGGATGGGTCACGCCGTGGCGATAGCGGCTCCGAACGTGAACGGGCACATAGTGGTCAGGGTCACAACCCACAGGACGATTGTGGAAGTAGACGAACAATTACGTAAGATTAGGGCCCTACATCCGAGCCTGTACATACTTGTTACCCCGGGTTATGTGGACCGCATACGTGAAAAGTTTGACGACCTGGTCGGTCAACGTGAAGCCGTAGTCGCCACCCAAATCCTCGTAGACCTGTTTAGTCGCCTACAAATCCGTCACGATGGTAGCCAAATCCTGCAGGAACACTTTGGTAATTCGACTATCTCGCAACGCCAGGGCGGGTGGGTTATCACCGCCCCGATGGGTCGCAGCGGAATCTATGCCGGTCGCGCCGTCATGTTCGCCGTCAGTCAAGCGTCGAAAACTCCGCGTAGTGTGGCGATGATACGTAGCCGCCGACCTCGACGCGCATGAGCCTCTACTTCGAGGACGACGGAATAAGGCTATTCCATGGCGACAATCGGGAAAATATGGAATGGACCAGTGCCCAGATTATGATTACTGACCCGCCATATGGAATGTCTTACGTCTCAAATCATCGCAAACAAGAAGAAAAAGTCGCAATAGAGGGAGATAAGTCTACTGCTACCAGAGACGCCGCATTAGAGTTATGGGGTAACCGGCCCGCGCTTGTGTTTGGTACGTGGAGAGTATCTAGGCCGACGAGTACTCGGCAAGTCATTACATGGCACAAGACAACAATCGGCCCCGGCATGGGTGATCTCAGCCTTCCGTGGGGCACAGCAACTGAGGAAATATACGTTATTGGTTCAGGTTGGATCGGTAAGCGGAGGGCTAATTATATTGCCACCAGTGACCAACGCGGCGGCACAGCAGGGGTTGCCGCGTTGGTCGGACACCCGACACCTAAGCCCGTAGGGTTACTGGAACAACTTATTGAATGTGCGCCGCCCGGTGTAATTACTGACCCGTTCGCAGGTGGAGGTTCGACATTACTCGCCGCCCGTAATCTTGGGCGCTTTGCCATTGGCGTAGAAATAGAAGAGCGTTACTGTGAAATTATAGCCAAGCGACTCCAGCAGGGCGTCCTAGAATTTGACGGGTAAACGACACGCCGACACGCATAAATCACGCAAACGCACATAAACGAAGCCAAACCGTGGTAAGGGGCTAGACTCTCCCTATGGTGTTCCCCCGAGCCCTTCGCGTTGTGCGCGGCCAAGAGTCCCTTTCCCGGGCTATGGCGACAGCACAGGAACCTGCAGCCGCGCACGTACGTGAATCCTCAGGGCTTTATGCACTACTCACTAACCAGTTGGCCGGTCGATCCACTCGGCCAACAGCCATGCAGGTGCCCGCTTTTGTGGACGCACTCAAAACGTACACGCACACAATTAGCGCGTTCCCTTTGCGGGAATACTTCGATGGGCAACCCGTACCGGCCCGGCAGTTGCTCAGCCAACCGTCACCGATCTACCCGTACGCCAACATCATCCAGCGCACCCTTTCCGATCTACTCATGTTTGACCGGGCCTATTGGCGCGTTATCGACCGGGACTTCGCCGGCTATCCGATCTCCATCGAGGTTATGCGGGTCGAAGACACAACAGACCTCCCGGCCTATTACGCGGGGATCGAAGCGAACCAGCAACCCCCCGCCGACCCTTTCTATTATCTTGCCCGACCAGTACCGACCCGGGACGTTATCAAATTTTACGGGTCAGGTGAGGGCGGTTGGTTAGCAAACGGGGCCACGGCGATTACGACGGCGGCAGCCCTCGAAGCCGCAACCCTGATGTATTCCGAAACACCTATCCCCACCGTGGCCCTCAAGAATTCCGGGCCCGATCTCCCCGCTGAACAAGTAGACGCCCTACTCGATGCGTGGGAAGAAGCCCGGGCCAACCGTGGCACCGCCTATCTGAACAACACTATCGACGCCCAAGTGATGGGATTCTCGGCCCGCGATGTGCAACTGGTCGAGGCTAAGAATATGGCCGCCGTTGCGGTCGCTCGCCTAGCAAATCTCGACCCGATATGGGTCGGGGCCGGTATCCCCGGATCAAGCCTGACCTACTCAAACAGGTTAGACCTATATTCCAACCTACTCGACACGGCGCTACGACCCGTTATGAATCTCGTAACCCAACGCCTCTCCATGCCAGATGTCACGCCGCCCGGTTATCAAATAGCGTTCGACACAACCTCATTCCTGCGGGACAACACGGTAGCGATAGCCGACGTGATAACGAAACTATTACCCCTAGGCGTGATCGACGTCGAAGAAGCAAAAACAATCCTTGACCTTCCCGGTTTAGGTGTCTTTAGTGAAATGAACGGAGTCTTACGGTGAAGCAACTTAATACCGAATCGGTCGTAATCTTTCAAGAGCGCGAAAATCAAGACGGCGACATCGTCGGGTCAGGTCACGGCATGGCGGTGCCCTACGGCGCCGAAACGATGATCGGTGGTGTACGGGAATCGTTTGCCCCGAACTCGTTCGACCTAGCGAACGTGATCGGTAAGCCACTGGCCTACCGTCATGGGGAACCAGTCGGCAAGATCACCGGGGCCGAGAACCGAGAAGACGGGCTCTATATTGACTTCGAAATAGTGGACACGGCCCTAGGCCGGGATGCCGCCGTACTCGCTCGAACCTCAACCATCAAAGGTTTGTCTGTCGGGTTTAACCCGGTTAAATCCATTATGAGCAAAGCCCGCGACGCGATCCAACACACCGCCGCGAACCTACTCGAAGTTTCACTAACCCCCTACCCTGCCTATTCCACAGCCGGAGTAAGCGCCATAAGAGAAGAAGAAAAAGGAGCAACAATGATCGACACAACCGAATCAGCCGAGGTTAATTCGGTTGATAGTGAAGCACGTGAAGCCCTCAAGGCGCTACGTGAAGAAGTACAAACGATTAGCGCGAAAGCGTTCACCTCAGAGGCTCAGCATCCGATGAGTGCGTATCGTTCATTCGGTGAGTACTGCAAAGCAGTTTACAAGGGTGACGCAGAAAACCGGGCCCTCGATGTGCAGACACTGGCCGACGCACCGGGCCTAGTTCCCCCGATCTGGTTGCGCGACATTAAGGGTGTCCTTGATCGTGGGCGCCCCGTTATTACTGCACTCGGTGGCCCATCCTCTGCCGTCGGTTCGGGCATGTCAATCACGTGGCCCTACTTCGATGGTGATCTTTCCGCAATCGTCGCAGCGCAAGCCGCTGAGAACGACGAAGTTAATAGCGTGGACATCGACATCAAGAAAGGCACCGCGAACCTCGTTACGTACGCAGCCGGGTCACGCCTGACCCAACAGGTGATTGAACGCACAGACCCGTCTTACGTGGACGCGCACCAGCGGATCATGTTGGGAGCGTTCGGTACGGAAACCGACTACGCTTTCCAAACCGCACTATGGGCCAATGACACCGCCGGCGTCGATTACGACTTCGCAGCCGACACGACCGGCGCCCTATTCCGTGAAGCCGTGTTCGCGGCAGCGGTAGACGTCGAAACGGCGACGGGTCAGCCCGCTGACGTTGTCCTCGTGAACTCGACCACGTTTAAGAAGATCGGTGGCTGGAGTTCATTCTTCCCCGATTCCTACCCGGTCTCGAACGTGTCGGGTACTTTCAACGCCCGCACACTTAACCTGAGCGTCGCCGGTTTGCCAATCGTGTTGGCACGTAATTTCAACACGAACGACACCCAAACCGCAATCGTCACGAACCGGGCCGCAATCGAATGGGCAGAAGACGGCCCTCGCCTCATGACGAACGACGTCGCGGCCAACCTCGGGCGCGACTATTCTATATATGGCTACGCGACAGCCCTCGCTTTCGTGCCCAGTGGAATCGTGTCCATCGCAAACATCGCATAATTGAGAAAGGTAGCCGATTAGCATGGCACTCGTCACAGGTCAGGAATTGGCCGACAACCTAGACATAGATTACGTCGATCCATACGACGCAGTCCTTGATCAAGTTGCCGACGCCGCCTCGTTGCTGATCGGCTACCTAATCACTAACGCCGCACTACTGGCAGAACCAGCACCTTGTAAAGAAGCGGCAATGAGTGTCGCGGTCGAAATGTTTCAAGCCCGATCCTCTGCCGGTGGTGAAGCCGTAAGTATTGACTTCACACCCGGGCCCTACCGTTTATCGGTGTGGCTGACACGTCGAGTAATGGGAGTTATAGCCCCTTACCTCGACATGAAAGGTGTTGTCGGCTAATGGCACTGACCACGGAATCACGCGAACTACTAATAACGGCGCTCACTGGCAACGGTTACAAGGTCTATGACACGGTTCCTAATGTGCCGGTAACCCCGTCGGTTGTTATTGTGCCGGATTCGCCGTGGATCCGACCGAACCGGATCGGTTCACACATGAACTACGAAGTGCGTTGGCGGATCCTCGTCAATGTGAACCCGAGGGTTAATGAGTCGGCAACGAAAACGACCGAGGACGCTATCGACGTTTTGCTCGCTGAAATACCAACGGTGTTTGTTGTTGAGTTAGTGAACGCCCCGCAATTATTGAGCCTAGGCGCTCAAGGCACTGTTATGAGTACCGAAATTAACGTAAACATACAAATGAGAGAAGGATAAATAATGCCCGCAATCGGAGTTACAGGAGCCGTGTTCACCGTGTCAATCGGTGCGACACAGTACGAAGATCAAGTCACGTCGGGAACGATCAACACGACCCCGACCATCGTTCGGACTAAAACCCTTTCGGGTGTTGCGTTCGATCAGACCGACCTTAACAGCACAATGACTCTGGACTTTCTATTTGATGAAGCAACCGGAATGTACGGGGCACTCCAAACCGCTATCGCCGGGGCCGCATCCGTCGCGGTTGTTATCGAATCAACGACCGGAACTTGGACTGGTTCGGCTATGTTCATCGAGTCGGCAGACCTCACCTACCCCGCTGACGGCGTCGTAATGGTCTCTACGTCATTCACCGGCACGACAACATTCGCCGCATCATAAGGTTAAGGGGAACCCATTATGTATCCACGACTAAAAATAGAGTCCGATAATCACGAAACTAAAGAAGTCGAAACGCTACCCGTGGACTTCATGATGTACGAAGAACTAGCCGGGAACCGACCCACAAGTGAGCAAGCGATGAGATTAACAATCGCCTACTTTTATCTTGAGGACAAAGAACCGGGCGACCTTAAAACCGTGAAATCTTGGGCCCGTAAAAACCGGGTAAAGGTCGATATTCTCAAAGACGACGCAGAACCTTTTTAGAGGGTAGTCACGGCAGACTACTCATACGCCTAGCGGTGCGTACCGGCTGGACGATGGAAGACGTTAGGAAACTGACAGGCCGCGAGGTCGTCACGATAATGGAGGAGTTAGCGTAATGGCCCCGAAACAATTCGATGTCTACATCGAAGGTTTAGGCCCGCTACTGCGCGACCTCTCAAAACTAGGTAAAGCAGCCGGGAAAGAACTACGCCAGTCCTCGAAAGTTATTGCCGAAAAACACATGGTCCCAGCGT